AGATTCGAAAACTGTGAAAGATCAGAGAATCCGATAGACATATTTGATTTTTTGATCAAGGATCCTTGTCCGTCGTGTGGGGGCGGAACCCTGCTTTGATTTTCGGTCCAAGAAACATTGTCCGTCGTGTGGGGGCGGAACCCTGCAGTGTGGGGGCATGACCCCGCAATTATTATGAAATCTTATAATAATCATCAATGTTGCCCCATCGTCGTACAACGATACGTGATATTCAAACCCGTCTAATGGAAAAAGAACAGGAAAAGATCCAGATTTACGAAACTATTTTGAACATGATATATCATCGAATTGAGACAGCGATACAGTTCGGGCAACTCTTATGTGTGTATCGTGTTCCAGAAGTGTTACCCGGTAAACCTCTTTTCAACATGACACAATGTGTCGTTTATATCATCCACCATTTCAAACAAGGCGGATTTGAAGCACAATATGTCCATCCCTTACATATTGTCATACAATGGCCACATGCAGCTCATACCCGACGCACCTTAACATTAGATGATATGACTGCCAATGATCTTCCGGATCGACCCGAACCAGGTGCCACACCTCCTCCAACTCCTACATATGCAGATCGCCAAATTATTTACAAAGAGAATCAGCAGCGACATCGTGACAACATGATGTTCGATTATATCCCAAAACGAAATGTCCGATCATAACATTCTTTGAAAATGAATTCCCAGATTCAATATATGTTCCAATATAAATATCAATAAACATCCCATCACAAACAGTGCACCATAGTCAAACCATTGCACATATTGAGCTTCAAACCCTTCTTTAACAACTGGTCGCACTGATGCCGGCACTGGTGCTGGTGCTGGTGCCTTCGGTTCCGACTCCATTTTTTCATGAAAAGATCCATCCGCAAGATATCCGCGATACTGTGTGGGAACTTTAGGGGCAACTCTGTGTTGCGTTTCATATTCATTCAAAGCTTGCACCTCTTTATCCCATATATCATCAACTGTGTTTTGTATAGAATTGACACGATGTTGAAGATGAATGGGTGTCGTGAATGCATCCTCTAATGGGCAACCGAACATGATAAAACCTTATTTTGTATTGATATAAATATTTGTATCCGATCAAGTTCAATAGAATTTGATCATTTTCGACGATTAGATTAAGATATGAGTTTTTTCGAATGGGCCATGCTCTTTTTCATCATTGGTCTCCTTTATTTCGTTTCCAATGGTCGTTTATCATTGCCAGTGCATTGGGAGGATGACTATTCCAAAATCGTTTTACTGATTGCCATCCTGTTTCTCTATAACAACATATCATTAATTATCATCGTATTCCTCTTACTCGGTATGATCTATATGAAGAGTACTTCAGAACAAAAAGCACGATTCATTCAATCCATGCAATATTATGTGCAAACACCACCAAATCAATGGTTTCTCCATCGTGAAGGGTTCATCAGCATGAATGATGTTCAAGAATTTGTCAATGATATCGCTGTTGATACTTCTACTCCAACTCCTATCGCTGCTCCTGCATTGTATTCAATGGAATCAGAAGAGAATATGGAAGATATTGCGCTTAAACAGCGGTTGGACGAACTGTTTGAGAAATTGAATCAGTGAGTGGCACCGTAGGCACCGTAGGAGCCGTAGGCACCGTAGGAGCCGTAGGAGCCGTAGGCACCGTAGGAGCCGTAGGAGCCGTAGGCTCTTGCTGTGGCCTAATCATACAAAGCCGACTGTTTTCATTGCACAAGTATCGCGTAATAAGAATAAAAATAAGCATGAAGAACATGGTTGTTTTGATATTCCGAATTGGCATATAAAGTACACAGAAGATGACAATATATCGTATCCATTCATTTTGTTGAAAGAACAGTTCAACTCCTTTAGGGAATTCGCCCAATATGTAACGCGATCCGAGATTCATAAAGATGGCGATGAAACCGTGAAACACATGAGAAGTCGTCAATATTTCAATATCCATATTCTGAAATGCGATATTAATGCGTTTATAATCGCCGACTATAGTCCATGAATAGTATAAAGAACATCGCATCATGAACGGATTTGAATCAGATACAGGACGCGGCCCCAGTTTAGTGCGTAAACTTGGACCTAGCACCGGCGTCGACTCTCGTCCCCTTAGTCCGGTGACTCGTCCAGATGGAAAGAAGCGACTTATACTCGATGATATTATTGGACTGACCAATCAGCGGCGAATGGGTTCAGATACAAGCAGTGTTTACAGCGATTCGGATGCATCATCGGTCAACAGTGATGCCATCAAGTCACTGAGTTCGGATGAGCCTCGGCGGCCATATGCGCAGAATGGTCGTGTATCGGATGATACAAGCAGTCTTGCATCGGAATCGACATATCAGTCTTCCGGATCTGGATCCGGATCGGGTACAGGAACACAGATCGATGATGATGACGATGCGTTATCGGAATACAGTCAAGTTACCGGATCAGGTGATACTCCTATATCGTTGTCATATGAGGAGAAACAACGTTTAAAGCGGCAGTATTTGGACAAGTTGTCGGATCTGTCGGCAAAAGGTTACATCGCATCAAGAGAGTACAATATGGCGTCCAATTACGAAGATGTGAAGGCGGAATATGAGACATTGCGTCGTCGTCGAGATGTGCACATTTGGAATAAGAATATGCGGGAGTATATGGTGACAGGTGCAACATTTGCCGAGTTCATCAATCGGACATATGTGCCGCTCGATATTCATTTGGACGGATGGTCTGAGCAGGTTTACAACAGGATCGATGAGTGTGATGAGATATTTGAGCAGTTGTACGATAAATATGGATCATCGATTGAGATGAATCCGGAACTGCAGTTGGCAACTTGGGTGGTGAAGAGTGCAGTGATGCATCATTTAACGGCGAAATATTTCAAATCTTCTGCTATGCCGGGCCTGGATGACATTTTACGACAGAATCCGGATATTATGCGGAACATTAGTCGAGCAGCTGCAGCGGCACCACAGCAGCCGCAGCAGCATACAGGCGGGGCAGGTGCAGGTGGCGGTGGCGCCGCTGGCAATGGCAATGACATTGATCGCATCTTGGGGGATCTGCGTGCAGGACAAGTGCCAACAACTGCGGCGGCACCGCAGCAGCAGAGACCTGGTCCGGCACAAATGGGGACATTCATGCGTTAGAGATGATGAACATGATATGACATTTCATATATCGATATATCGATATATAATAAATGGTCCGTGGTCCGCGGTCCGCGGTCCACCATTAAAACACCGGATCATTTGACCAATCATGTTGACTGATGTACCCTATAATATGAATCAACGTATCCGCAAGGTCATCTTTTTTCTTAGATTGTCGGAAAAGTGTTGTCCATTGACCGTCATCGGTCAACAACTGATCACACATCCACACGACCTCCTTTTTATTCTTGGCATGATTCTTTTTGGCAACACTCTCGATTCGATGACTCCGAGACTCCAAATATCGTCGCACAATCGTGGTCTTATTCCGACTCGAAACGATCCGCATTGTTGTCGCCGGTTGATCATAGACGAAAAACGCTTGCACATATGCTTGAATAATCTTCGTCATTTCATTGAACTTAGCCTGATCCTCTATCAACACCAAATCAATATCCGTCCAATCAATCGTCGACAACTGCCGTCGTACATTGATGGCAAATTGCCGATAAATGATATCCCTGTCCGCCGTAATACGATTGAACTTATACGCTTCCAATTCCGCAGTCAAATCCAGAGTTGTCCACGTAATTATCTGCATATGTTCCCGGAAAGTCTCTTCATACGATTCACCGACAACTTGTGACCAATCTGCTGTACAGATTGCAAGATTACGGATTCCAATATCAATTGCAACGATTCTCATATACTCACATTAGAACATGTTCTTTTGAACTATTTCCATTTTTATTATATGAACAATGCACAGACAACGCGACTGACTCTATTGGCTCGACTTATAACACATCATCATACAAATATACTCAATCCGTCTCAGCGACGCAGCAAATCGATGCGACAAATAGAAGACCGCGACTTCTATAAACAACATATTGAAGACCCAACACCGATCATTTATGCACCGTTTCATGAATGGGATCCCAGTTGGTTGAAATATCATGATCACAATCATTTTACATTTATACAATTCGGAGAATATCATTCAACAACACATTTACATCGTAATATTCGTGCTTTATCCAAGATATATTCATTACCAACATCATCCGAAATGGCCAATATGATCAATCTGAGTAACATACCTAAATATGAATGTCCGCAATTACATCGATCATTGGATGAAATGCGTCGATTCCCGTTTCATCAATATCCGTCAGCTATGATCTATTACGCGACGAAAGACGGTAAAACGGATCGAGTCAAATCATCGTCAATTGCAGAAGTGTCGTTCAACAATATTTCCTATATGGCAATCCGATTACCTTTCACATCGGAGAATATCGGTCGATCATTTGTTGTACACACACTGCGACCAGGTGTGAATTTATATAGAGATATCACAGCAAACAAGATCGACAACTATCCGCATTATTTCCAACTATATCCCGAATACTCCTTCTGGGATCAATTACAACGATCATCGAAACAAGAAAATATGTTACATTGTCATCAATATATGTTATCAATTCCGTTGAGACTTGTTGATTTCAATCAAACTCCGTTGTTTGATATAGAATCGCGAAATGTGTCAAATTACAATTATACACAAGATTACCCATCTGATCATAAAATCGTCGAGCCTATATTCAAATGTCGGCGAACATATGGATGCACCGATATCAGATTCGGCAAATGGAAAGGAACGATGCTTACCAATTACAATCGACGAATCTTTATCAACTTGTTGATGTACGGATCCAGTACCCATTTTATCAAATCGAGTTCATTGTGGCCAATGTTCAATATGTTAACTCGCTATTTGCGTATTGATGGTATTATTAGTAATATGGAATGGGTGATACATAATAACACCTATCGTCAATTGGGAACTGAGATTTTTATAGGAAATGAGTCCGTCGTTAAACGTCTTCGCAAAGTGCGCTTACATAATCATTCGTGTAAAGATATACGAAAGATTCGTCTTACTAAATCGAATCCGTTGACCGGACTTGTAAATTCAAAAAAGCCTGCAGCGAATTCGTCTTAATACCTGCGCGTTTCTCCTGAAGTGATCGTTTCGCTTTGTCGACAAGTGCCGGATTAATGGGGACATTGAGTTGTGATTTGGATCCACTGGCTGCATTAATTGGCATTTGATGATTGATGACGATCTCTTCTAATCGCGGTGTCACTGCGATCATAGGAGGATATATGACAGAGTATTCATAATGAGGATTGTTGGACTGTTGGCGGAACTCCTCGATTGTAAAGATACCGCCGAACATCTGCAACGCCTCCCGAGGCGGTGCCATTCGGACTTTCATCAGTCGACTCAGATTGTGCATTCGTTTATACAAAAGATTTAATAGACTGTACTGCTCCCATCGAGTATCGGATCGATTCGTTTCGAAAAGAGACCGCGCAGCACATCCAAATGAACAATAGCATCCGGATACATAAAAGCGGTCACGCTCATAGCGAATCGGTATCGGTATCGGAGCGTTATCGAATGAATGGCAACACCATAAACACGCTTGTGATGTGCGGGGTATCCATGCATCGACGCGATTCCCCTCCTTGAACTCCAACATCATTTCCAAAACATTGCGTTTGACGATGACTCTGCCCGCCAATGTTGATGGCTCTGTTGGTGTATCTTTCACACTGTCTTGTATATATTGCGAATCGTGGCGTATACGGATATCGTTGCGATTAACTGTTGATGTCTTGTCATCCGCCTCTTCCATGGCAGCGGCTTGGATTCCAGTACGGGTGCTTTCATACGGTTGGGCAGCTGCTGCAGCGCTTCGACCTTGCGTAGTCGCATCGGCATCGGGTGCGAC